AAAAAGCTTAGAGTCTGTTCACCACTAATTGTTTTTCTCTCACCTCTACGCTCAATAGCTTCTAAGAGAACAGTTCTTGTTCCTAGCAGCTTCTCTATACCAATCATAACCTTCTGCAACTCTTCTGCAGTCTCCTGATCCAAGTGCCAATTATTAATTAATGTAGTATACTGGTCTATCTTTTTATTAAAGGCCTCTAACTGATCGTCAAGAGGATCTCTCTGTAGTGCTCTATACTTATCTATACCTGCCTGCACCAATGGATGCTTAATGTCAGCCCATTTGGGCTTCCCAAAGATGTCAGATATAATCTGCCGATAACGGTCTTTCTCATTTAGATACCTATAAGGTGAATCGTAGTCCTGACTCAAAGCTATAAATTTCATAGCCTTTTGACCTAACTTTTTTTCCTTTAATATCTTTTGGAACTCTGGAACGGCTAATACACCGTTATCCTCATCCTCTATGTTCTCTCCTTTCTTACTTATCTTTAATAGATACATTTATGCTCTTTCTAATTTATACATAAGCATAAAACTTCCTACGTCCATGCTATTAGAATAACCAACAGGCACCTCTACCTCTTCGTAATCATTCGTCTTCTCATTATAATATATATAGTTTAAGGTCTCCACTATAGGGTCATTAAAATATATACCTCTTTCTAATATCTTCCAGTCATGATCTATCAACCACACATCTATCTCATTGTCGATAGCTATACTCGGTGCGAAATCAGAAAAATCATCTGTTATATATACTAGTTCTAAGTCTCCCTGCTCGTTTCTTTCTATATCCCCAAACGGAGTCTCTATAAAACTTTTCACGATGTCTTTTAGTTTTGGCATTAGTACTTTGGTTTTCTTGGCTTAGGCTTAGTCTTAGTCTTTGTCTTTGTTTTTGAATACCCCATTAGTATGTGAATTTAGGATTAGACTTACGGGCTTTGCACTTTTTACACTTGCAACCCTTTTTGCATTTCTTCATAATAGTATTGTTTTAGCAAATATAAAAAAATTTTTTTAGTTGTGAATGTGTGATGCCCTCTGCTGTACACCCCGTGTACTTCCCAAACTTTTGGCTACCGCCATCTATTTATTCAAAAATCAATTCATTTTCTAACCCCTAAAACTAAGAAAACATGGGACTATTTAACAGAGTAAAAGATTCAGCATCAAACTATGTAAAGTGGCAAAAGATTAGCTACAAAGAAGCAAACAAATGTGGAGAGAAACTTGCTAACAACCACTACAAAGATGCAGTGGAGTTCGTTGCAGACATCAACCACAACGTAAACAAGAAGATGCAAGCAGCAGGAATAACGCCAGAGAAGTTCAAAGATGTAAGAAAATTTGGTAATGCGCTAACTGCAGCTTGTGTTGCTACCATTGGATGCGTTATTATAGACTAAATGCGAGTGTAAACGAGTGATACACTCTCAACACCCCAAATATCACTCAAAAACCTATTATTTAATCACACAACTACTATCTACACTCACTGACTAGAGTACGGTGCGGAAAAGAGATGTATCTCATTCTACCCGTTGTAAACAGTGCTATGTATTTAGTAGTTCTTTAAACTATTCATTATGGATTTTACATTACAAGAGCTTTTAGCTCAAAACGATCTTATTGGAAAACTCCTTAAAAAGGGTGAATCAATAAATTATGTTCAACACAAGGTGTATGAACTACGTATTCTACAAAGCAAGCTTAAATCTGGTCATTGGAATAATGACGAGTTATTAGCAGCTTTTAACGAAACGCTCTAACGAGTGTCGTATGACATTGGTAGTCATGCCTGACGAGTTACCAGACGATAACTTATTAATTAAATTATGGAGGACATTATCATGCCTAACAAAGAAAACAAATCAATCAAAGAAGAGTTAAACTCAATCTTAAACAATGCAAAGAATAAAGTAAATGAACAAGTTTACGATTATTCAAAACAAGAAATGATAAAAGACATAAAGAAAACAGCTACTGTTACTGCAACTGCGTTTGTAACTGCTGTTACATGTTTATGGATTTCATAATCATTCATCCCTTGGAACAAGTGTTCGTTACACTCAGCGATGAGTGCAAGGGAACTATTCAAATCAATTATTAACTAAATTATGGAGGACATTATCATGACTCACGAACAATTTACTGAAGAATTATACAAGCAATACAGAAGCCCTGAAGAGGCTGCTATTGCGTTAACTGCATCACTGAAACATTATGAGTTTCAAAAAGAAAAGCTAGACCAAACATTGGTTGATGCTATTATTACTGGTGGTGAAAAAAGAAAAGAGTGGGAACGTCAAAATGAGCGTTACATTACTCTTATTGAAGAAACTGACCGTAAACTGGAAGAACTGAAAGCATATATTGCTGTTGGTTATCCACAGTGTATGCATACTAATGCATCGTCTGTATTAGATGTGTACAAAGAAAAAATAATGGAGTATAAAATTAAGAACGGCTTAACAAATGCTGAAGAAAGAAGAAATTTAGATTTCGACTGGAAGAGTACGATGTAGGCTGCCATCCACAACTTTAAATTCTGCTTGCTCACTGTGAACTAGTCACTACGATTAGTATACAGCTGGGCAGCCAGAAAGTTGTAAAGACAACTGTGCTATCTCGTATGGAGCAAAGTATCTGATCCAAATACATTCCTGCATAAGTCGTCAACTATTTCCGTTGGGAAGACAAATGTATAAAAATATTTAACAGTTCGCAAAGAATTTGCGGCTGAACTTTTAATATGTGTTTAGGGAACAAGCCACCAAAGGAGTGGCAACACTAAAAGCCCTTTCGTTATGATTAAATATAATGAATTTATCGATGGAGAGCTTGCTCGTGTAATTGTTGTTAGTAAAGAAGCCTTTATACAACGAATGTCAATCGAGTTAGAGCAACCTTATATTACATTTGTTGAGTTAGATGTTTTAAATGGAACTCTTCAAATAGTAATGAACTGCGAAGAAGAAGATGGTGTTAGTAGAACTTTAGTTTGCGAAGCTATTACAACTGATATTGAAAATGAAGTTATAAACCTTATAAATAAAAAGCTATGAAAAAGCTAATCGATTTATTTAAGTTCATTGGTATACTATCAATCAACTTACTATTACTGTTTATGTTCGCATTAACAGGTTCACTGAGTATGCTATTCTTATTACCATTCGGTATATTTTGTATGGCATTAATCCTAAATGATTCATCGTTATGATACACATTATCATCACACACGCGTTAGCCTTTGGCTTTGGTGCATGTATTGGCGGATACATAATAACAAGCATCATAGAAAATAAAGTTATGAACACATTAAAAGAGTTAGACAAATGAAAAAGCGAAAAAGAATGCCTGTAGCATCTAGCAATGCTAAGACTAAGCGCGTTGTAGAAACTAAATCAGAACGCCAAATAAGAGAATGGAAATCTGAAGTACACAAATTTGGAAAATCCTTAAAGAAAGGACTATCTAAATTTGATCTGAAAGCAAAGCAGATTAAAGAAGATGTGAATAGAGTTATTGCTTTAGGCATAGAAAACCCTAACCTGTAGGCTTTGAGGCTGTGAGGTGACTCGTTGTCACCTACAGGTACTATTATTAACTAAACTAATGTCTTACAGGTTAAAACAAAAGACGTAAACTAATCCTGAGAATGCGTATGAAAAAAGTAGTAAAAATTGTAAATGTCTATGGCAAAGAACAATTATTGTTCAATAACGGATCTGGTAAAATTCAATCTGTTAAATTAAACAAATACACAAAAGTACCTAAAGTTATTCTTGCAAATAGAAATCCATTCAAGGCATTTAAGTCTTGGGTTGAAAACCAAGCAGGTAAAATACTTTGGATGAAAAGTGAAAATGCTGAATATGTAAACTATTCATTAGTAAGTATATCATTTTACAAGGATTATATAAATGGAGACTTAGCTAAACACTATTTTCTTAAAAACAAAAACAATAAACAATAGAAATTATGGGAAAAATTACATTTAGTAAAGAGCAGTTAAAAAAGCTTAATAACAAAGAGCAAAAAGAAAAAGAAAGAGAACAAGCTGTTGTTTCTCTTAAAAAGAAAACTGCAAAGAAAAATAAAGAAAAAGCTGTAAGGCTTAAATTTCTTAATGATTTAAATGGACTTAAAAATCTTATTAACACAGTAGAAATAGCACTATCATGAACCAAAAGAAAAACTTAATAGACAAGGCGTTTAACCTGTGTATCACGGGTTTCGCCATTGCATTAGGTACCTTGCTCTTCGCCTCAGTTGTAGGCGTTGTAGCATCGTTTCTAATCGGGCTTGCACCTGTAGTAGCTGGTGCGATAGTAATAGGATTAATATATTATAGATTTAAAGAATAGTCAATAAACTTGACTTTTCATTTAGTTAATTTGTAAAAACAATAGTTATGAAAAACATGGAAGAATATTTGTTCTGGGATAATGACAATTCATTCAATGAATATATGCATGCAGATGAAGAGAAAAAACGACAAAAAGAAGAAAAAGAAAAAGAAAAACTAAGAAAACTATCAAACGATCCAGAAAAACGTTTTGCAACAAGAATGCTTTTAAATTTTAAAGAAGAGGTAAATAATTTATTTGATGAGTTCCAAGAAGAACTTATAGAACAATCTAATTACATTATAAAAAAGAATAGTGGTTTGATTAGATATAGAGCAGGCTGCAGAAGAGGCTCATTTGATGGCATTATAAAGGGCATTCAATACGACACTCTTCGTTGTCCAATAAATATGACTTACGATCAAGCAATAAAGTTTTACAAAAAATACAGTCACATTGAAGGCTTGTATATTTGGCCAACAAATGACGATGGATTCGAAGGTGCTTTATATCAAGATAGAAAAGAAGTTGGTGGAACATATGTAAATAGAATAGATAAAACTAAAAAAATAGTTTATCCACCACATTACCCTGAAGAATTTATAAAACAATACGAAAAAGTATCAAAAAAATATAAAGAGAATTGGTAAATGACAAAAGACAAAATGTTAAGTGAAATAACAAGAGTAGAAGCAGGATCCTACAGAAATGTAGGCTGCAATATGCTTGGTTATTACACAAAAGAACCGATAGGTTATCGAGAAAACTTAGAAGCTATATATAGTAAACTAAGCATTGAAGACTTAAATACTCTATACAATATAAAAGTAATAGAGTTTAAAAACTTATTAAAACTTAAACTAAAAAGTAAATTATGAAAACATACCTTTTGATTAAAAAAGACAGTGCGTTTATGGAAACTTTTAAATCCTTTGATGATGTATTAAAGGAAATAGAAATTATAAACAAAGAACATTATGATGGAAGTCACTGGTCTATTTTCGGAAGAGGCTCACATGATGAGCCTTATAATATTGATAGTGCAGTTCTGCAAAAAGAAAGAAATTGGGAATGCGAATATACTACCTTCTTTATAAGGTGTATTGATGGAGATACTGGAGAAATAACAGATTTAGATACAGAAGAAATTATTAACTGGGGTCTTGGACCAAAACCACAAAACAATTAAACTATGAAACAACCAACTGAAAATCAACTAAAGAAGTTTGAAAACGTACCATTAGTATCAATGTGGATACCACATGGTTACATGAGAGATTTAATGGATTATGAAAGAAGTGCATTTTTTATAAAAGATGGACATATTGATTATAGATTTATATTCTTTCAACCTCCTACTGAACATTTACAAACTTGGGTAAGACGCAATTATGTACCGCCTTCATCTCATGCCTCATTAGATTCAGTAAGATTCCATGTATCTTCTCTTATAGAAGTTAAACTACCTTGGAAACATTATGAAATAATAAGAGACGCTTGTTTCGGTACAGTATTAATCAATGAAGATAACCTCGAAACAAAAGAAGAAAAACTTAAAGCTAGAATGAGCTTGCTTACAAATAAAGATGGAGTAGCATTAATGTTTAAATATGAACCAGAAATAATAGACATTCACAAAGAATTAATGAAAATAATAGAAGAAAAAAATAGAAGTTATAACCCTTGTAAACCAATTACATAATGAGCACACAAGAACATTTACCAGAATTAGTTATAGCTCTTCAAAACAAAGTTATAGAACTTGATACAGAGCTTAAACTAGAAAACGAAAATAAACGAAGTCACGTTGTAGGCTTACAATTACAGATTGAAAACTTACAAGAAGACAACAACAAGTTAGTAGAAGTAATCAAGGGGCTTGACCCTACAAATCCAATTTTACAACATCTTACACTATGACAGATCCAACAGAAATTAAAGACGTGCCCTGCAGTTGCTGTGGCACATTTGTATCGGAAGACGATTTACAAAATACAGACCACGACTGGGGTGTGTGTTACGAATGCGAAAAAGAACTAGAGAAATTATGACAATTAAGGAATACGACAATTTTATCAAGCAGATGAACGAGCTGCGTAGAGAACTAGTATCTATTGTAGATATGTATCAACAAATCACAGGAGAATATGTCAACCCTGATGACGTATGTTTATTAGATATGATAGATGAATTAAAAACTAAATTTAAAAAGATAGCGTAATGGAAGGAATAGACATTGGAATTATGATAGCATCAGTGCTAACAATTTTATTTGTAAGCTGGGTTCATAAAGACAGACCAGAAGATAACTATGATAATTAGAAACGTTAAAAGAAAATCCATGGTCATTCGACCAAGTGGTAGGTCAACAGACTATATCACTCCGTCATTTGGCCATGGTTGTTTATATAACTGTTCATACTGTTATATGAAGCGTAATAAAGTAAAAGGCTTAGACATAGCAAATAACCATCGTGAAATACTTGAACATGTGTTAATACATAGTAGGTTTGCAGACGCAGAAAAGCCAAATCAAACACATCCTGTGTACACTACATATGATATTAGTTGCAACGAAGACTTTGCTCTTCACGCAAAATATCATCAGTGGCAAGATATATTTAAATTCTTTGTAGACCAACCAGGCCTTATGGGCTCGTTTGCTACAAAGTATGTAAACCCTAAACTACTTGACTTTAATCCTAAAGGTAAAATCAGAATAAGGTTTAGTCTAATGCCACAAAGATTAGCAAACATACACGAACCAGGAACATCTAAAATACTTGATCGTATAAAAGCTATTAATCCTTTTATAGAAGCAGGGTATGATGTTCATGTAAACTTTAGCCCAGTAATATTATATAGAAATTGGGAAAAAGATTACTCAGAATTGTTTGATATGCTTAATGATTATGTAGACTACAAAAATCAAGTGTATGCAGAAGTTATATTTCTGACACATAACGAAGGTAGGCACGAACATAATCTTAAAGACAATCCTAAAGCAGAGCAACAGCTTTGGGTTCCACATCTGCAAGAAACAAAAACATCACAATATGGTGGTAAAAACTTAAGGTATGAAAGAAAATTAAAAGCAAAATACATTAAACGATTTAAAGAGATACATGGCTCTATAATTCCATGGAACAAGATAAGATATATCTTTTAAATCCGTCACAAATGACAGTAACAGTTTGGTTAAGGGAAGAAATTGTGCTAAATTGGGCACATTACAAAAACGACCTGCAAAGAATATTTCACATGACTACAAGAGAGCCAGGCGATCTTGATATGGTCCAAGTAAATATAACATTAGAAGAGTATAAACAAATTAAATCACACTTATTATGAAAAAAGGGTATCACGATTATGTTCCACACATAGAGGTTGAAAAAAAAGCACCTAAAAAATACAAGAGCGGATCAAGCTCGTTAACAATTCTTAGTACAATACCTAAAAAACCTGTAGGCTATTTAATGCATATGGGTAGTATTGTGCAGACAACAGACGAAAAAGGCAATATTAATGTTGACAGTTTTGTCTTACAGTTTGGAACACAGGCACCAAAGCCTGGGCCAAATAAAGTACATATTAATCCTGCAACAGCTCACGCATCAAGATTACTTGATAAGTGAAAGAACGCAAAACTCTATGGTGGTGTAAATATAAAATAAGGGTTTGGAAAGAAGTTTACTCTAATAAAACTAAATCCACTAAACTTTCACATTTACATAGAGATTATAACGTAGAGGGATTTTTAAAAGGTAATTGTCCTAACGACCTTACCGACACAAAAATAAACTCTAGAGCTATGAGTAAACACATAGAAAAATATAAAGGAAAGTATTCCTGCAAAGTAGAAATTGTAGGAGAAATAGAACGGCTTTCATCTCATGGCCGAACAACTTATGAGATATAACCAAATCAATTAATAACACGCGTATGAAAAACTCACAGTTAAAAGAAATCGGATTAGATTTCACAGTATCAAAAAGACCATTGTACAGAATAGACGAAAGTTTAGTTGTTGATGGTCACGGAGGACTAGAAGTAGAAAAGGAGTTTAAAGAAACTCAATGGTTCTCTACGGTAAACGACTCAACCCTAGAAGATCTAGGTGTTGTAGGTAAGCAGTATACCGTTACACAAAACGAACAGATTATGGAAACATTACAAGAGATAGCCAAAGAAAATGGCTACACTATCAGCCACTCAGGGCCACTTAACGGAGGCAAACAGTGCTTTGCACAGCTTAGGCTTAACGAATCTAAAATCGTTGGGCCAGACGAGCTTATAAAGTATGTAGTTGCAACGTGGGGTCACGATGGCAAACACGGAGTTAGAATAGGATATGGTAACAGAGTAGTTAGTTGCTCTAATCAATTCTATCAATTCCACAATAAAGCTCAATACAAGCTTAGACACAACTCAACTATTGAGGAGTCTTTAAGAGCTATACCATTAATCATGAACGAATACAAAGATTTCGAAGATGATATGTATAGAAAGTTTGAAGAGTGGACTAAAGTACCTATCTGGACTGACAGAAAGATTATGGACTTTAGAAACGGTTTATGGAAAGACTTGTTAGACATAGACAAGAAGCTATCTATAGAAGAAGCTAGAGAGAAATACTCTACACGCAAATGGAATGCTGCAATGGATTTACAGCAGTCTATTAACACAGAAATGCAAGTCCATGGTGATACACTTTGGGGTTTATTTAACGGTGTTACACACTTTGTAAACCACAAGAAATCTGTACCTAACAGACCTTTTGGTAGAGATGAATCACTTATTGTAGGTGGAGGTGCAAGAATTGCAAACAAAGCCTATAAGATGATAGACGCATTTGCTGAAACACTTTAATTAACAGGGGGGCTTCGGCCTCCCTTTTTAACCTTTAACTAAAACTAATACTATGGGAAACATGAGTTACTGCAGGTTTGAAAATACATTAGCTGACTTGCAAGATTGCCACAGTGCATTAAATCGTATTTATGATGAAGTAAATGAAATGTCTAAATACGAAAAGAATGCAGTAGTAGATCTTGTTGATTTATGTAAAATAATATCACACGAGTGGGCTGTAGATGAAATCGAAGAAATAATTAAAGACACAGAAAATAATGGAGAATAAAATAACGTACTTAAAAGAACAGCCTTTTGCTCAACAAACTGTGGAGCGATTAGACTGGCACGATGGCGGAGACGGCATTGAATATGAAGAGTGGATAGATCCACAAACAAAACAAATATGGATAGTACCAATAGAAATTAAAAGAGACTTTGATGGAGCATACAAAAAAGACTAATATGAGCAACGTAATAACAGAAAGAATAGCAGAGTACGACTATAGCGAGTTTGTACAACTTGAAGCTAAACATTATTTAAAAAATCCTGATGATTTTATAGATAGATATGAGTTTTATAAACTTAGAGGAGAAAAAGTCAATAGAGTTGGCGACTTAAAGGAGTCAGAAGTTACAGAAGAAATAATAGATGATGTAATTTGGCGTGACGAACATTTGTCTGGCGATGCCTGGGAGCAATTTGAGGATCACATGACTTACTTTGATAAATACTCAGGGGAAACATTTTCTGTTATTGGAACTAACTTAGGTTGGCGAAACAGAACACATCAAATGGATGTTGAGGTAACAGACGGTATGGACTTATTTAAAGCCATAGAAGTTAACACTGATTTTAATGTAAGATTCTGGAGAGACTCTAATGACAAACCTGGCGTTTACCACGCAAGCATGTCACATCACGACTCACCTATGGGAGAGCATTATGAATTTTCACTAAAACAATAACTATGAACAAACAAACTGTAGACGATGCTATAGGCTATCTTTCATTTAGAATGGAAGAACTAAAGCAAGACGACCAATTTTATCTTGATATAGTTTTACAATATATAGATAATATTGAACATAAAAATAAAGAGTTAGAAGACCAAGTTTATTATTTAAGTACTAAATCCTTAAAAGTATGAAAAACTACAAATTGATTTACATTCCACACGGACATGAAAATGCAGAAGATCCATCTGATTATCAGCAATGGATAGACATAAAAGCAGAGTGCATAGATGAAGCTATAGAAGATGCTGAAAGATATGGACAAATGGTTAATTTATTTGAAGACAATTAATATGATAGGAAAAATGTTTAAACCAAAAGATAAGATTGTAATACTTGACAGTGAAACATCAAGTGTTGTAATATTAGAAAACATTCCTAAACAGGAAGCTATAAATAATCATTACGATGGCGATTGGGAGCTTTGGCTTTATGATCTATCTAAAGATAGAGATGATATGCCAAACATACTAAATTGTAATTGGCAGTGGATTACAGGTAAAAACGCAATAGAAACAATTAAACTTTAAACTATGGGAGCAGAATCTTTTGAAATTCTATCAGTAGGTAGATTTAAAACAGCAGGCGAGGCTTATTCGCATGAATGCGCAGAAGCAGAGTATGAATGTGGACACGACCCTTACAATGGTACAATTAGTACGACAGACGGGTGTTATAGAAGAACAGGTTTTCCAAGATACGGAACCAGAAAATTTGATGGTTGGATTGGAAAAGAAATAGATGAAATGGACAAACGAGATTGTCGATTTATAGAGCTCGAAGGAGCTGCATTAAAAAAAGCAAAAGAAAGGTACGGATATAAAGGTAAGAAAGGTATTAAAGCTTTCTACTTTTATGGATGGGCTGCATGTTAAATTAAATAAATAAATAATTATGGAAAAAGAGAAAAACGATTTACCAATCCAATGGACTTTTGGAGAGGGTAAAGACACCACGTCAAGAAGTAAAGAACATCAAGAGTTTTTGATTGAACAGTACAATCGAAACAGACCCGTTGATCAACAAGTTAGAGATATGGGTGAGCTTAATAGAGCTTTACTAAATACAGAAATAAAATATATTGGTAGAACTGTAACGCTTAGTGAAAGACGTGTATATCATAAGTATGGTGAAATTGTAATTAGCATACCTAAAGATATACCGCAAGATGATGTTCATCAATGGCTTTTAGATAACGAGGCTACATGGGAAAAAGATCTTGATAAAGCATTAGCAAAAGCTGATTATGAATTTGGTTTTGGTCTTGACGAACATAGATATATGTGCGAAGATGACCAACCAACAGAGTCAAGATATGATATTAACGGAGAAAAATATGGAGGGCACTTATAATGACTAAAGAAGAAATGTTAGAAAAGCAAAATGTTATTTATACAATTGCATTAGATAAAATCTGGGACCATCTTACTGCCGAAGAGCAAGATGACAAAGAGTGGATATGGATTGAGATGGAACATGAACTAAACAGATTGCAAAATGAAAACACAGGAAGAGTACTTAAACGGTTATTCGATCAGTGGGGAGACGATAATAGGAAAGATTAATACTGACAAAATGAACAAGGTCTATAGTGATGCTGTAGACTTTGTTTCTAACCTTGTCGGTGTAGATCCTATTGAAATGATGAAAAAGAATAGGCGTAGAGATTTAGCTACAGGCCGTCACGCATTAGCATACTATATGAGAAAGCATACGCATTTAGGCTTTCAACGTATAGGCGACTTAATGGGTGGTAGACATCATGCAACTATATTACATAGCTGCAAGCTAATAGAAGAGTCTGCGCCTTACAATGCTTACATAAGAACTGTAAAAGAATCTATAGACGCTTTATGTATAGCACAGAATAGAACTCTTCGTCAAGAAATATTGCGATGCCTTAAAGTGTACACTTCGGATAACACTAGAGCAGAGGCAATAATAAGAATTATTAACCAATATGTTAAACCAAATCAATTAGAAAATGAGAGACACTAGTTTAATGGCTTTTGTAGAGCTTATGGAAAGCGGAAAGCTACAGAAAATGGAGAAATTAGTATTACAAGCTTTTGCAGACTTAGGAGGCAAGGCTACTAATTATCAAATATCAGAACATTTAAAGCTACCTATAAACCAAATCACAGGTAGAACAAATTCTTTAGTAAAAAAGAATACAATTTACGCTTACGATAGGGTAAAGAATAAAGCAACTGGTAAGCTTAACTGGGAGTTTAGAATTTACCCTGATTTATTTAATTCAATTAATAACTAAAACTAAAAACTATGCCAAATCATTGTAGTAATTACCTGACAGTATCAGGTAAAAAAGAAGACATGAAAAAGTTTTACGACAGCCTATCAGTGATGCCTGAGAAGGACGCTTCTGATAGTTATGACGAAGAAGGTAGAGTCTTTGACTTTAACGACTTTATCTTTAGACCTAAGAGCTTAGATATAACATCTGGCTCTGGCGTAAAAAGAGGTTTAGAAGTCTTAGAAGGTAAAGCCAATATGGGTCCTGGAGGAGACTATCCTAATCTTACAGAAAAAGATCTTGAAGAAGCTAAAATCTACAAAAGCAATGTAGAAAAATATGGCTTTGGAGATTGGTATGAATGGTCTTATCATTATTGGGGAACTAAGTGGAATGCTTATGACGGTTATATAAGTAATGTAGAACCTGAATCATTTCAAGTTAGCTTTACTACAGCTTGGTCACCACCAACACCTGTAATAATGGCAATGTGCGAAAAGTTTCCTGAGCTATACATAGAAATGGAATACCAAGAAGAAGGTATGGGCTTCGCAGGAACTATGGGTTCTGATCCTGACAGCGAGTTTTATGACCACGAAGGTGAGCTAATATACTTAAGCGAATGCTGTAACGAAGATGTAAACAGCGACAGTCACGAAGAGTGGTGTGAAGAAAACGATAAAGAAACCTGGGAAACCTGCCCCAAATGTAAGCAGGAATGTGAATCAATAACTGAAATTAAATACAACTAATATGAAGCAGTTTAATTTAAACAGACTTATGATGTCTTGTTGTGTAGATATAGACAACGAGTATTATGAAGAACTTATGGATTATCTACTTGAAACAGATGTAGATTTAAACACATTAAATATAGATGATCTTGTAGTTAATGGTATTCAATTTCTTGACAAAGAAGATGCTGAAGATTATTACATATTAAAAGAAACCGAAGACGGATGCTGGTGCATCTAATTATTAATTAAAAACCAAAATCAAATGAACAAACAAATCAAATTTGCAAAAGGAATTGTTAATCCTATAATGGATAAAAACAATAACGCTGGCATTGACATATTGTTAACACCAGAAGACATAAAAAACTTTTCTACACCGAAAGGTTATGTGCCTGTATCTATAAGAATAGACGAGAAAGGTAAATACTATGCGTATAGATCAAACCATAGAATTGCACCACTTGCAACTGACTTAGTAGATGATGTATATGACCTTGCTCGTATTGCAGTAGAAGAAGTACCGCATCAAGATTTAGATGCTGTATCTGAAGCCTTGCATATGGAAGAGTATAAACAAGGTAAAAAAGAAACCGTACATATTAATGAAGTAATAAATAAAGTAAACGAAGAATGGAAATCACGATAAACGCAATTTTTTGTTTAGTATTGGCTCTTGCTATATACCAAACAATGATGTTTCTAGTAGACGTATCTAACGCTACAATAGACGGAATAAACGATGGCGAAGGTTACATAGATAACAGGCATTTTATATTAAGCTGGAGTCTTGTAATAGTAGCTTATTTTATTAAATCAACACTTTTATTATGAAAATAGGAACAAAATTAGTAGATGTCAGAAACATGACACAAAAGGAAATAGACAACGAAGGTTGGGATTATTATTCTCAGTCAGACAACATTAAAGCTTTAGTGTTTGATGACGGGAGTGTATTATATCCATCTATGGATTGCGAAGGTAATGGTCCTGGAGCTATATTTGGCTATAAAAATGTTAAGGGTAAACCTGAACACTTTGCCTTTTGATGATAGAAGCTATTGCTTTGACATATGAAGCAGCGTTACGCCAAGCAGAAATAGAAAGCGTATTGATATACGACTCTAAAATCCCTGCGAAGTGTAACTCTGACATATGGATAAAGCGTCTAGAACGCATAAACAAGAATACGGGTATGACTCCTAGGTTGCAAGGTTTACACGGAGAAGTTAAAAAACGATACGGTAAACTATTGCTCCAGGATGCAATACACGCTAAACACGGTTATGTAGTTATAGAATTAAAAGGTGCTGAACTGAAGTGGCACAAAGAGTTTAACGGTATGAAATGGACTCGAAACAAAGTCTTCAGATTTTTAACATTTAATAACTTATAGTATGTTTAAAAAAATCATGTCAAACCCTGTATCAAAACTATTGTTTCAAGCAGGTGTAATTTACGCAGGTTTAGCTTTTATGAGTCAAATGATTATGGTAATTACAGCTATGTATGCGCCCTATGTTATAGGTGCTTTATTAGTAATAATTTCCATACTAAATGTGAAGCTAAAAGACTTGTCTAACTAACTATAAATTAGTATCTTCACATGCCGATGAAAAAATCAAAGTTTGAACAAATTTGCGAAGAAGTCGCGTATGATTTAGGGCTTGATAAAAAGTTCGTAAAAAACGTAATGAAAGAAGTTTTTTTAGAAGTTGTATCAACTCTAATTTTGAAGAAAAAGCATTTGCTTTTGCGTGGATTTGCAAAAATAGTAATTAGTGGAATAGCAAAAGCTAAGTATAAATCTTTTAATCCTATGAAGTACGAAACTCGTGCTGAAGAGGAATGGAAAAAAACTGAAACAGATGAGCAAAGAAAAGCATGAAGCTTGGAGAGAAATGTTAAAAAGAGCTGATGAATCAAGAGATAATACTTTTGATTCTTGGATTGTTGACTTAACAGACAAAGAAGATCAACCTGAATCGTGTGGAATTGACGATGACGATTGTGAAGCGTGTGGCTCGTAAAGTGCTACCGCACAACTATTTATTTAACCATTTATTAACCTTCCTAAAAACCAAATTATGGGAAAAACCAAAGCCGAGGTCTTAAACGACCTATTCAAAAAGTGTAACCTCACTACAGAGGATGTACACAAACACAAGTTCTATACTATTATAACTCGATCTGGAATTGAAAAAGTTCAGGCGGCTTATAATATAGATGTAAACTACGATATAGTTAATCTTTCAGACGACCACAAACATTGCTTAATTAAAGCAATTGGTAGGATGGGAGAGGCCTATACAGAAACATTTGGAGAATGTTCTCCTGGGAACAATAGCAATGCTTATCCTGTCGCTATGGCAGAAAAGCGTGCATTGTCTCGCATTGTTCTAAAGCTTGCAGGTCTATATTCTCAAGGAGTATTTGGCGAAGATGAGGCACCGTCCTTTTCTGCGTCACAGAATCCTAAGAAAAAACTAGACCCTGCAACCTATAAGTCTATGATGGATATTGTTAAGTCAGATCCTGAAAGAGTTTTAGATGCATTGCCTAAATACCAACTAACACCTCAACAAGAAGAGGATTTAGTAAGTGCGGCTAACGCTGCGATATAGTAGATTTCGAGAGTACCAAGCGTGAGTTGGGCAATTTCTTTTACTGTAATAGGAGGGGACCTTTATATTCTTGGTCGTTTATGCAGTCCTCTCCTGTTATTTTTTTTAACCGAGTCGAATATAACAGACTCAAAAATCAATTAATTATGAGTAATTTACAAATCACAGGAACAATTAAAGTTATTACAGAAGTACAATCAGGAGTTTCTAAGTCCTCTGGAAAAGAGTGGAAGAAACTAACATTTGTTATTGGTACAGGTGGTGAATATCCAAAGGATGTTTCATTCACGGTATTTGGTAACGAAAAAGTAGACAACTTTGTTAAATATAATAAAGTAGGTCAAACGGTTGATGTAAGCTTTGAACCAGAATCAAGAGAGTATAAAGGTAAGTATTATACAGACCTTAACGCTTGGAAAGTCTTTACTAATAAAGATGGTGCTACAGCCTCTACGGAGCCTGCTACTACCACAACAGAAGACGCTGGTAACTTACCATTCTAGATAATAATGCATCCCTGAAAAGCTCGCTAAGTAGGGGATGCTTTTATTTTCCTATATTTGTGCAAACGCAAATAGATGGAAAAGAGAACATTTTTTATTCCATTCAGTACGCCATCATCTAAAAATGGTAAACGCTGGACTGGAAAACATATGATCCACTCTAAGACAGTTATGAATTACATAAAGAATACCAAGCCTTATTGGCAAGAGTATGCTGAGGAATTTAGGTCTGTTATAGATGGGTTGCAAAAACCTGTAAACATATCGTTTAAATTTATACGAGGAACAAGACATAAGTTTGATTACGTTAATCCACTACAAACCGTGCAAGACCAAATGGTAATACATGGGTGGATTGAAGATGATAACTGCGATGAGATTATTCCTAAGTTTAAAAAGTATGAATACGATAAAGAAAAGGCAGGATGCTTTATAACCATTGATAAAAACAATAAACCAAATAACAATGGATCGGGAGTTGATAATGAAAACGTTAGGGAAAATACTTAAAGATGTTGAATTTTTAATGGATGCTGTAGTTAACGACTATCAGCCAAAAGAAAAGAAAACATCTGAGTACACACCTGATTTTATGGCTTTCTATAAATTATATGGTATTAATAAAACTAAGCACAATGCTTTTACTAAATGGAAAAAATTAAATAATCAACAAAAAGATACGATTATGCAATTAGTCCCTTTATATCATAAAGCTTTTGAGGTTAGGTACAGAAAATACCCAAATAACTTTCTCGCAAATAATTGCTGGGAAGATTACTTGTATTTATTAGAAAGTAATGCGCAAGCAGAAGATAGAGCTAAAAAAGTAGCTCAAGCTCAGAAAGATCGATTAGACTCTTATAACTTTTAATTATGGATTATAAGATAAATTCTAAGAAAGAAATTTCAGAGTATGTAAATCACGTCTATAATAATGGATACAACAAAGGTTTATCTACTGGTATACCTTGGCTTGATAAACATTATACATATAGAAAAGGTGAGTTAGATGTAATAACAGGATTTGCCAATATTGGTAAAACTACCGCTATATTCTACTTGATGATGCTTGCATCTGTTAAGTATAAGTGGAAGTGGTTATGTTATTGCCCAGAGAATGAACCCGTAGGTGAAATGGTTATAGACCTTGCAGAGATGTTTATAGGAATGACTGCCGACAAAACAAAATCCGAAAGGATGGACAGGTCAGTATTTGATGCTGCCTGTGAATGGGTAATGAAACACTTTAAGGTGGTATCATTTCCTAACACTCCAACTATTTATGATGTAATGGATGTATTCCAGGACGAATTAGATAATGGAGAATTTGACGGATGTTATGTTGACCCTATGAATGACCTTGCTATTAATAGGTCTATGAGTAAATATGACTACTACTATCAGGTCTTATCTGATATTCGTAGGTTTAAGCAGAAGAACTTTGTAAAGTTTATTTTAGTAACACACGCTGTAACTAAAGCTGCGAGAGAAAAAAGCGATGACGGTACTGTGCCCGCTCCATCACACTATGATGTAGAAATGGGCGGCATGTTCGCGAATAGAACGGACAACTTTATAGTTGTACACAGGAATCCTAACTCTGAAGATTGGAGTGACACACAATTGCATGTAAGGAAGATAAAATTCCAAAAGCTTGTAGGTATTCCAACTCAAGATAATGAGCCTGTGATTCTTAGATTTGAGCCTAGATTATGTAGGTTTAAATCTTTAAATAAACAAAAAATGGTATGGGAAGATGTTCTACAACAGAATACCATGGATTTTATTGACTCTCATAAAGCTAATATTACTCCAGAAATCTTCGATTCTAACAATTTACCTTTTTAAACAATGGAAAAAGTAAAAGAAATTTCTCAAGACGAGAAACAAATGGAAGCTGAAAAAGCTTTTAGAGAAACACCTTTAGGTCAAAACATCACACAGCTTGAAGGGCATGTAGAAAATCATTTAGTTAACATGTTAAGCTCTGTTGGTATTAATGTAACCGATGAGCAACGAACTGACATGATGACTAATTTCATTGCTGCATCTCACGCTGCTGGTACAATTCAAAGATTAGTTTGGCAACAAATGGATTTTGAAGCAAAGCAACGTGAAGCAATGGAAACTACTAAAGCTGAAAAAACCGTAAAGAAAGCAGCTAAAAAAGAAGCCACTAAGAAAAATCGTTCTCGTGGAAAAACTTCTATGAAAAAAGCGTAGATTAAAATAAAACCATTATATTTGCAACGATTTGGTTAACATTGTTCATACGATGGTTTAGTTATTAGTTGGTTAAAAAGATAGAGGCTTCGGCCTCTTTCTTAATTTAAAAACAATTTTTATGACAAAATTACTAGAATCATTCCGTGACGATAAAATATATTATGCAGACTCATCGCATGTTACATGCTCAATGCTTAAGTATTTATTAAAGTCACCCGCACACCTAAGATCTTATTTAGAGGATAGGCAAAAGTCTACACCAGCTATGGTGTTTGGTAGTGCATTTCACTGTATGGCTTTGGAGCCAGAAAACTTTAACGAAAGGTTTTACATATTTGACACAAACCTTAGACCTGAAAAGGAAAAAGGTATGACATCTAAAATAAACAAAGCTTGGAAACAAGAAGAGTTAAAGCTTGCAGAGTTAGAAGATAAACAGCTTATTACTGCAGATGACTTAGATAAAATAGATAGAATGTGTAATTCTTTATTTAATCACAGCAAGGTTAGAGATATAGTTAACACGTCAAAAAGAGAGCAGCCTTTTATATGGTATATAAACAGAATGCACTGTAAGGATATTATAAACGCTAAAGGTAAAATAGACTTGCAATCTTTTGATTTTATAGCTGACATTAAAACCACAGCTGAGTTTGGTGGTATAGATAAGTTTAAGTATGATTGCAAGAAATATCACTATGATATGCAAGCAGCATTTTATTGTGATGCTCTTGGATTAGATCAATTTAAGTTTATTGTAATCGGAAAAGAAAATCCTCATAGCGTTGGTATTTATGATGTTTCACCTGAGTTTCTGGAGTCTGGAAGACGTAAGTACCACTACGCCTTAGACTTATATGAAAAATATTTCTTATCTTGCGATGAAAATATAGATTCCTATATAGAGGAAGGTATACTATAAGCAAGAGAAAATGACCAAAAAATCTATGCGCCTTACTCCTCAAGAAATGGACATCGTTCTAGAGAGGAGAGCCGAAGAGGTAGCCCTAAACACAAACGACAACGATCAATTATCATCAGTATATTTAGATTATCTTAAAGAAAGAGGTATACAACCAGAAGAGGTTGTTTCCTGCAAGCATTGGCAATCTGCTAATGGTGAGCCTAGATTTTCTATTGTAACAAAGAATGATAACTCTATTATGACTACTTACGATAGAGAAGTTCTTTTAAATGATATAGCTGATGTTGTTGCAAACCATAAAATCTCATACCCCCGTACCTCAAAAGAACTACTTGGAAACCACTTATTAGTTGTTAATCCTGCTGATATTCATATTGGTAAATTGGCTTTAGCCAAAGAAACTGGTGAAGAATATAACACGGAGATTGCAAGATTAAGGGTCCTCCAAGGAGTTCAGGGTATAATAGATAGAGCTCAAGGATATGATGTAGAAAGAGTTTTATTCTGTATCGGTAATGACGTTCTACATGTGGACAATGTTTTTAACACTACAACTAAAGGAACGCCACAAGATCAAGATGATAAATGGTGGAAATCATTTGGTGTAGCGTTAGAGGTTTATGTAGCTTGTGTTGATATGCTTATGCAGGTAGGGCCTGTAGATTGCGTTCACTCAATGAGTAATCACGACTATCAGTCTGGGTATCATTTAGCTCATTGCTTGAAGGCTTGGTATAAAGGAAATAAAAAAGTAACCGTAGACGAAGGTCCTGCTTATCGTAAGTATTATAAGTATTACAATAATATGATAGGGTTAGAGCATGGTGACGGTGCTAAGATGCAAGATATACCACTACTTATGGCTCAAGAAGAACCTAAGATGTGGGCAAGCTGCAAATACCGAACCATGTTTCTACATCATGTACATCATAAAATAAAAACCAAATTTCAATCTGCTAAAGACTATATAGGTGTAACTGTAGAATACATGCGTAGCCCGTCTGGAGCTGACTCTTGGCATGCTCGCAAAGGTTATAAAGGAGCACCTAAAGCTGTGGAAGGATTTTTATTTCATAGGGATAACGGTAGAGTAGCAAGTTTAGTGCACAACTTTGAAGATTAAAAATGAAAGGACTAATAGCTTTAGTTGTTGGAAGAGCAATTAAAAATAGAAAATCATTACATGTCGTTAAGCGATTTCTTAAAATGAAATACAACATAGAAATATCTGTAAACGCATTAAAAAGAAGATTTTATTATGGAAATAACTAAAAAAGCCTTAGAATTAATAAAAGAACAAAATACCACTATTGAAGAAAATAAATGCATGCAAGACTATTGTGATGCTTTAGTAGAAATAGAAGGTATGAAAAAAGAATTGTCTCAATTTAAAGGACAAATGACTAAATCATATAAATTAAAAAAGAAGAGAACTGAGATATTAGATAAAGCAGTTCATAGTTTTTACGACTCTTATTTTAACATGGCTAAGTACAAGCAAATGTGGAGTCAAGAAAAACAACAAAATATAGAAAAAGAGATAGCATTTATAAGCGCTATAGCAAAAGCTTCCAGGTAATTACTTCTTCTTGATCTTTTCTATAGATCTTCCTGCGAAATAAGCTCCGTAAACAGTAATAAGTAAAGTTTGATAGATTGGTACATAAGCTGGGGCTATATTAAAGCCTCCAGCATTACCATCGAATATAGAAATAACAACAAACATTGCTGTCAAGAATATACAAATTAAAGGTCGTATATTTTTAGATAGCCAATTATCAGACTTCATGTCTGCCTCCCACCTTCTAGATACTTGTTCTTGTGCGTTAGACTCTGCCTGCATTAGAACTTCCTTTATCTTTTGTTGAGCAGCTAACTTTTCTTCTTTAGTAGTAGTAAGGTTATCAAGCACATCACCGACCTGCTTAACAACCCCTCCACCTAAAAAATCTAATAATTTACCCATTATAATATTATTATATCATCAGCATATTTATAAGCGGTATCTCCATCGTTATTCTTATAAGCCTCTAATACCTCTTTTCTATTACCCTTCTTTTTAAGCGATAAGTGAATCCATGCAAAATCAAATTCATTAATCATTTGGTCAAACTCTAAATGAGAATTTATAATCCAATCATATATTTTCTTATTATTCATTTGTCCATTTTCCCAAAACTGCAAATCCAAAGCTTGAGCCTTGCAATGTTGGCTACGAGTACTTCCGCCAATAGCACGATTAAGTTCTTTGGAACGATAACCACTAGTGATCCGAATAGGACCCAGCTCGTCACGCATAGGCTGTACGAGATTAGATATAAGCCTTTGCATATTTTCCAAATGTTCTTTTGTCGGCTCATTACTTATGCCTAATCTTGTTGCTGTATTACTTCGAGTTATTTCTGATAATACAAAATTTTTACTTAGTCTCATAATTTAATTTAAAATGCTTCCATTACAATTTCATCTATAGAGTTTTGTACTTCGCCTTTAGTGGCCTCCATAGTCATCATAATATTAGCTTGAAATCTTTTTACTTCTTCGTTGTTGTTAAATATAACAATAGTAGGAACAACCACTATCTTATATTCTTTAGACCATCTTGAATCTGCGGCTATATCAACTCTTTGAGTTTCGCAGTCTGATAGCTTTGATAGCCAAGCCACCTCGTTAGATTTATTAAAACTAGCATTAAACTCAACAGCAACCATCCCGCTAGGAAAATCTTGAGCTATACTTGTAAGTGGAATTAATAATAAAAATAATAATTTTTTCATAAGATTATTTTAGTTTATCAATCTTATCCTCCATCCTCAGCATTTGTGTTTTTATTTCTGTTACATCTTCTTGTGTAGACATAATAGTTTGTCTAATAAGTTGATCCTTCATGTCATATTCCATGCGTGTAATTTCAGGATCTGCAGGTAGTGGTAATTTTTTAGCCTCTGCTATATCTGCTTGTAACACAAACCATCCACTAATTATAGCCGCCATTGCAAAAGCTATTCCAGCTAAAGTTTTTATGCTTATTTGTACAGCTGTATCTTCATTTAATTCTTTTGCCATTTTTAGAATATTACATAATTAAGGCCAACGCTAAAGTTGTGCCATTTTCTGTTCCAATATTTATTATACTTGCCTTCTACAAATATACCTAAACTTTTGTTAAATCTATAACCGTAGATTAATCCAACAGAATAATCCATCCATTGCTTGTTATTGTTATATTTGTGGTAAGAATATTCGTTATCTGTATCTAGATGATAAGGCATTAAATTACCCCAAGTATGAAACCAAAAGTCTTTTGTAAAGTGATAATAGTCAAATCCTGCGACTATTGAATACTCAACTATATTACCTATTAGCGATCTTTGTTTTGAAACATAATCATTTATTACTTCAGGTATCACGACTTCTTCCCATACTTCTTGACTAGTTGCTACTACGTCTCCATTGGGTGCTGAGTATTGTCCATCTAATGTTATATTGTATCCCTCCTGAAGAGCCAAATATGTATAGTGTAATGTCCCATTGTCCAGCACCCAATCTGCCAGGGGGTCAAAACCGTATGGCTCTGCAAGTCTTTGAACGGCTCCCACGTTAAAAGATAATTTACCTTCTTTAATTTGTAGTCTAAATCTTTCTGATGCCTCAAAGTATTTTATATCTGCAAATCCGTCTGCTAAATATTCTACCTTACTAACCCATTTATCTGCAACGTATCTTACAAAGTGATGTTGGTTAGTATAGTTTATACCTAATCGTCTTACAAAATCAGCTTCGAACAAATACTCAAAACCATCAACTCTACCGATTGTCGCGGCATCAGAATAAGAATTTTCCGTACCATTATAAAAAGTGTTGGCTCTGTTCTCATATCCAAATCTTTTAATCTTTCTAATACCAATAGATATATTATAATCAAATGGAGTTTTAATAGTTTCTTCTTCTAGAGATCCAGATGTTACAGACCATATTTGATTGTCACCTAATGATGTACCACCATTAACCGCTGAATAAAATGTAGAATATTTAAATATTTTATGTAGTCCCTGAGCGTTGCATGAGGGAACCAATAAACCAAAAAACACAACATAGAATAAAACTAGTATTAACCAAAAAGACAAATATCCAACATCAGGTGTAAAAAATTCTTTTAATCTCTTCATTTCTTTAATACTTTTGTAGTGCTAATATTACCATTATATGTTACGCTAAAATTATATATACCTGCAGGCAATAAACTTACATCTAATTGATTTAAGCCTTTTGTAGTATATTTCTCTTTAACTTGTATTATAAGCTTACCAGATATATCATATACTTTTATGGCTACAGGACCGTTTGTTAATATATTTAATACATCACCCATAGGATTAGGATACATAACTATGTCGTGTCCTCTAAGTAAATCTCTTGTGTCTAATGGACTATCCCAAGAACAGCTCCAATATATTTGCTCACATTTATTATCCCACTCATTACTACAGCAATAAGGGTCTACCATAATAACCCAAGCATAGCATGTATCGTTTAACCAGTATGGAACACCAGGACCTCCTATACAACCTGCATCGTACAAACAACTTCCATCGTCTGTGTTATACACTGCATCATAATTATATCCAAGCGGATCCATACAACCCTCTAAAACATCTATGCAATTACCGTTGTCTGTATTAGCTAAAATATCGTAATTAAAAGCGTTTACGTCTGTACAACCATATATTACATTTATACAAGAGAAGTCCTCTGTATTAGCTTCTAAACTGTAATTAAAGGCATTTGGGTCTGTACATCCAGGAGTTACTGGAATACACGATCCATTATCGGTGTTAGCAACAGCATCATAATTAAATGCAGTAGAATCACTGCACCCAAATATAAAAGGGATACAATTATCGCTTGCCGTGTTTGCCTCTTCATTATAATTATACATTGTAGGATCCATGCACCCTATTATAACGGGGATGCAACTACCGTCATTAACATTAGCATCTATTTCAAAGTTAAATGCAAGAGGATCCGTACACCCTAAAACGGGGTATATACAATTATCATTATTTACGTTTGCTGTACTATCGTAGTTAAGAGCTAAATTATCCGTACAGCCAAAGTATAAACAAGACTCGTCTGCTGTATTTGCTTCAGGATTATAATTCCATGCTTCATTATCCATACAACCAACTACTACAGCTACACAACTCTCATCGTCTACATTAGCAAAAGAATCATAATTAAATGCAAAGGGTGAGGTACAACCTTCTACGATTTCTATACAACTAGCATCATCTGTGTTAGCCAGTAAATCGTAATTAAGAGCTTGTTCATCCAAACACCCGTAGACTGTAGGAACACAGTAATCTCCGCAAAAAGGGAAACCGTTGTATACATGCCAAAAAGGAGGGGCATATGCTTTTAAAGCTCCAGCACCATTATCTGCAAATGGATACATACCTCCCTGTAAAGATACGTCACCTGATGAGTTAATAAGTCTAAATGAGTTATGCATAGTCTGAAAAGCGACTTCTGCAGCGGGAGTTTGTGGACTAGCTATTTGAAAATAATATACTTTAACAGGTTTATCTGTCTCTAATGTTATACCAAACTCTTGTGAGTAAGGTCCAGGCCCCATAGTATATGTACCAAGAATACTATCTTCTTGTACTACCCCTATGTAACAATCACCCCAACCGTCACCACCATCGTCTTCTATAATAAGAGTGTAGTTACATGTAGGTATAATTTCGTTTAATGTAGCTTCAGGGTTATAGTTAAAAGAATTAGGATTAATACAGCCTAAAGTGTGTAGTGTTTCACAGCTACCATCATCAAGATTAGCTTGTGGATTAAATTCTAGATATGTGTTATTTGTACAACCTTCTATTGCAGGTATATCGCACTGATCTAACCATATAGGACCAGAGTATGCTGCATTACCAAAACCTGCGGTATCTAACACCCATAGCGTGTCTAAACTACCACAAGGCTCTGCGTCACCAAGTATTACAAAATTACCGTCTGTACCACCAAATAAAGAACCTTCTAAGCCGTCACCATATATATCACTAAGTATAAGTTCTACGCCTGTTTCAGGTACACATAAATCATATATAATAGTTTGATTAGCTTGTTCGTAAGAGTATTCACCAGCTGTAACGCTTTCTACAGCTTGTCCATTAGATAGGTCGGTAAGAATCCAACCTGTTTCACCAGGGTATTGGTCTAATTTAATTTCAAAAATCATTTTAACTTCACCGTCAGAGCAGCTTACGCCAACACAACTATTGTCGTCTGCTTCAGCCCAAGGGTTAAAATTAGGCGCTTCTGGGTTAGTGCATCCAAATACAGGATACTCACATGATCCGTCATTGTAATTAGCTTCAGGTACAAAATTTAAAGCTAACATATCTGTACATCCCTGAACTGTATCTATTGGTATAGGGCAATCACCCTCATCGTAATTAAACTCCTCACAATTGAAATCTATAATGTTTCCATTCCAAGAATATTGACTATTGTCACAATACCCGTCTCCTAACCAATTTATTGGTGCTTCTGTGCCATAGCAGTCTACAAATACGCTGTCTTGCGAATAACATGCTAAACTACTAAATAATAGGGCGAATAGAATTTTCCTCATTGCTTTGCAAATTTTTCAACCCCTGATATACCAAAACAGCCAAGTACAACCCAAACAAAAGAATCGTAGACAAACTCGTTAATAACTAAGTCTGTGCCTACCCATCCAGTAACAAGATCTGCTACCATGATCATACACATAATTGCAAAAGCTATAAATCCTACTACAGCTTTTTCATTCCAGGAATTGTCGTTCTTAAATATTTCCATTTTTCTTTTTGTGGTTAATAAATCTTTTCTCTTTATCCCACATTTCCTGTATTATTCTGTTACCAAGATCTACTTCATCTTTTAAGTCTATCTTGTTACATGTACATTTATTTTTAGAGCAACACCATGCGTGGTTTAATCTTTTTAATTGCCCTACTAAATCTTTCACAAATATAAGTATTTAATCGTTGTTAATTTTAAATTTTCCGTACATCCAAGTTTTAGTTTCAGTATTTGTGGATACATTATTTAATACTACATTTTTTACAAAAACTAATTTGTGTTTATATGTTTTTGGTAGTATACCTGTGTCTGCAACAGATAGCTTAATAGTTATTTTACCGTCTGAACTTGGAGATCCACCTGTTAAGGTAGATGAGATGCCATCAGATTGTGTTTTTGTTATATGAACACCTGTGTCGTCATAAACTGTAAAAGTTATAGTACTATATTGTGATAGATCAAAAGCAGATCCAGAACTGTCTGCTATAACTAAATTAATTGTAGACGTATTATTTTCTCTAATTATAATATCTATCTTCTGCGCTATGTCTGTACTTATTGTTGCCATATTATGATACGTTTACTACTCCTCTATTATTCCAAAGTTTATTTTTTGTTTTTGGTTTACTTGTAGGTAATGTACTAGCATCTAACTTTGATGCGTCTGTTGTACCTGCGGCACCGTCTGCACCGTCTGCACCTGCAGCACCTGCAGCACCTGTTGCTCCAGTATCACCTTTATCTCCTTTAGCACCTGCAGAACCAGTAGCTCCTTTAGGGCCTGTTGCTCCTGTGTCCCCTTTAGCTCCATCGCCTACATCATTAACTAAATGTCTTCTTATCTCATTAAACTCTTCTTGCATTAAACCTATTTGATATACCAATGCAGCTAACGCAGGTTCTTTATCAGGAATATCTGCTATTTTACTTAAGTATCCAGCATCAAACTCATCTTTAAGTTTGTCTTTATCACTACCTGTTTTATCGTGAACGTCATCAAATTTTTTATCTGCTAATGCCATGCTATGTAGTTAAATCAAATATTAATTCTATTGTTATGTTTTGACCACCGTCAGGGTCTTCCGTTGGGTCAACCTTTATAGCCATTGTGTCTCCTTTGCTGTATGCGTTACTTACTGAAGTAAAATCAAATTCAACTGCAGCACTTGCGCCTACGGTAGCATCAACATCACCTAAGACTGTGGTTACAGTAGCACCACTCGCTCCTTTATATAGTTTTAAGTTAGTGCTGCCCATATCAGTTTCACTCCTAAGAATCATTTTCTTTACATACCCATCGTAAGGAAAAGTAAAGTTTACATATTCAGGAGATGATGTAGCAGTGTTTTGCTCATTTAAACTACCATTTAATGGTATATACCTTGCGTAAGGATAGCTCATAAACCAACCAGCATGTATAAAATGATGATGCGTGTTTACAAGAGCTAAAGTACCACTAGCGTCTGGAACATCTAAAGTTCTGTTCGTTGTAGTTGCAGAGTTTCTAAATCTAGTTTTACTTCCACCAGTAGATTTAACAACAAATAATTGTTCACTGATTTCAAGACTACCAGCTAGCACTTCATTAGCATCATTTTTAATGTAATTATCTGCTGCCGATACTGCACTAACTGCATTTGCATCTGTATATGCTGCAGGTATAGTGGGCTTATTAAGTATTTGTGCGTCACCACTTGTAGCATTCCAATCACTTTGTACATTAACTTCTGCACCCGATGCTATACCATCAAGTTTATCGTGATGCGCGGTAGACATAAGACCATCAGCTGAACTTGTAGCTTCAGAAAGATTGTTTGTAATAGAAGAAGCCCCTAAGTCTAAAGCTATTTTACCACTTTCTATAACAAGACCACCATTAGCTTTAAGGTCTACAGAAATAGCATTAAAAGACAGAGCTATGCCGTCCATTCCTAAATATATATATGGTGTTACAAATGTACCATCTTTTCTTAAAAACTTATTACTATGTACACTAGAACCAGCAGGGACTAAACCAGCAGCATAACTATTGCCACTACCCATTGCATCGTATGTGGTATTTGTATCTGTATAGTTACTAGCGTGTACTGTTCCAGCATTTTCAACAGTAAGGTCAACCTTAGCTGTGTTCGCAGTAATTGCGTCAGCTTGGCTGGTAGTAATACCAACCTTAGCTGTATTGGCTGTAATAGCCGATGCTTGTGAACCGCTAATCGTAGTTGTATCTCCTGCTAAAGCAGTTGTAGAGGTTGTTCCAAGACCAGGAAAAGAAACTTTAGAATTGTTAGTTGTAATGTCAGAGGCTTGCTGTGTAGTAATGCCAACTTTTGCAGTGTTAGCTGTAATAGCATTTGATTGCGCAGTAGATATTGTAGTAGTGTCACCAGCTAATGCCGTAGTACTTGTAGTTCCTAATTGCAGTAAAGTTGGTTTGTTTAATATTTCTGAATCACCACTAGTAGAGTTCCAATCTGCATTTACATTTACCTCAGCTCCTGTGGAAACCCCATCTAGTTTGTTAAACATGTCATTAGTCATAACTCCCCAGCTTGACGTAGTAGAGGCAGGTAAGTCAACGCCCTCTCCGTCACTAGAATTTACTCTTAACTTAGATCCATTAGCTTCGTGTGATAAGTTTGTTGTTACATTAGTTTCTTTAGCGGTGTTTGCAACTATAGCATTTGATTGGCTTGTAGTTATACTAGTCTTAGCTGTGTTAGCAGCAACATCCACACCTACATCTATACCATCTACGGTTCCAGTTATAGTTAGATTACCATTTTGATCTAAAGACGCAATTGTAGTGTTAGATGTATTTTTAAAATCAATTGTAGTATTAGATTTTATTTCTAGAGAATCAGATGTAGGTCCTGTAATTCTTGCAGGGCTTTGCCCTAATAAATCTAAATTAGTTACAGTAACAGTCCCGTTTAAGGTAACATCATCCTCTATTTCATTTGTACCTACAGCGTTGCCTTGTATTAGCTCTCTTACAACATTATTGTTTGCAATTTGTGCTGCAAAAATAGTCCCATCCTCTATTTGAACACCAGTAACAATATCTGCAGATAACAAATCTCTATTGATAGTTCCGTTTGATATTTTATCAGCAGTAATAGTCCCGTCTTGTATTTTACTACCAGTAATGGCGCTATCAACTATCATGTCATTACTTATAGAGCTGTTTAATATTACATCTCCATAAACTGATCCTGATTGTAGATGAGTATTGTTAATTGAATCTGCTGCAATTTTTTGTGAGGTTACAGCATTATCCTCAACTATTGATTGACCATTAGGCCCTCTAGATCCTGTAGGCCCAGACTCACCTGTAGCTATAAACTTTATAGTTCCAACAGAATCACCTGAACCAGAAACACTGCCACCATTTTCTATTGTTATATTTACAGTTGGGTCTGTTTTACTTTTTAATGATATGTTTACAATATTGTTAGACATTATATATCTACTACTTTAAATTTACCAACCATAACTGTGTTAGTAATATTATCAGCTGTAGTTTTTACATAAAATTTATATTTATATGTATTACTTCTTAGTGTCATATGTGTGGCTGGTGAATTTATAACTAAAGTTGCTGTACTTCCTGTAACTGTAACTGTTTGGTTTTTTAATTCAGCGGCACTGTCACTATCAGAAATAAAGCCTAATATTCTAACATCATTAGCATCATATATTTCAAAACGAGCTATGTACTCTGCTTCATTGGTGTCTATAATGTCATATATAGTTCCGTCTGTATTTTTTAATTCTGTTTTTAAATAAAAAGAATCGTTTCTTCTAACTGTTATATCTACTACGGAAGCTACGTCTGCTGAAATTTTTGTTGCCATTTTAGTTTATTTTTTGTAAAGGTAGTAAATTATAATATGTTTTTAAACTTGATTTGATACCCTTCTCCAGGAACTATGTTTCCTATACCATTAAAGTCGTATTCAGGCAAAACAACTGCCGCTAAAGAGTTTTTCATTATAACTATTTTATCTTGATCAATATAATCTTGAATGTATTCAATAGCAGAGACATTTGTACTTATAGATTTAAATCCAATAAAATACCACCCATTATTATATGTTTGATTTGTAAGAGTTAAATTGTTTATGCTACTTGATAATATAGATTTCATTTTAAAATGCAAAATGCCGTATTGATTTAAAGTATTATTATATGGTGTCATTGATTTTATTTGATACCCCTCGTATTGACTTATATTACCTATACCATTAAAATTCCACTCAGGTTTATAAACTGCACCAGCGGTATTTTTAATTGCAAAAACAACTTCAATGTATAGTGATAGATTCATATAAAATAATGGAATACTACTATCATTTAAATAAAAATGATTTTTTATAAACTCATCAATACCAAGTTGCGTAAAGTCAACAACGTCTCCTATACTTTTTCCTTCCATATAATTATGAGTCATAACAACCTGTGTTAAGTCTAATGGAACAGAAAAAAACGACCAACCTCTTGGGAAAGCATAACTAAATGTTTGTGTTTCTGTAATTACCTCTTCTACTTCTTCTACTTCTTCCTCATCATCATCTATAACAACATCTATAATTGTTACTTCCTCCTCTTGGTACGGAACAAATGGATTTGAATCACTAACAAAAGAAGCAATTGTATTTAGCTCCGTTGTTTCTAGTAAAGTTTCTAAGTATGTTTCTAATATAAAAGGAAAATTAACTGCTGTTGATTTTTTGGATAGTAACTCTACACCAAGATTATATTTGCTTACTAAATCTTGATTTATTTTTTTGTAAGTATTTAAATCTAGTTGTATATTCTTAAAAGAATTTTTTACTACTATTTTATTTGATTCTACTATCATATGTTATTCTCCAAGAGTTTTATTTCAGGATTATATACATTGTAAAATTTTTGATCTATATCTATTAATGTTATTATAATTTCTTTTTTATCTGCAGCTGTTAAAGCCTGATTTGCAGTTATATTTAATGGTATTTCTATATTAGAATTTATACTTTTTAAGTAAAAGTACATGGTTTCTCCACCAGTAAACCCATCCTTGTTAGATGTATTGCCATCATCTATAGGACATTTTATAATCGAGATAAAGTTTTCGTTAACAATAGCTCTATTAAGCTCTAGCGTTGTAGTAAAAACATTTTCGTTAGAATCTTTAACATTTATAATTACGTTTTGTTTTATACTTAAAATATTTTCTTCTAAAGCCTTAGAAAAATAGAACATGTCTTGATGGATTTGATTGTATCCTCCAAGAAGTAATTTATCTATAAATTCTCTTATTTTAAATTTTGCAAGCTCTTCCTTAACAAAAGGACTTAAAGTATGATTGCTTAAAAGTTCTTGTATAAAGTTTAATTTAACTTTTGTTACAAGTATTTCTTCAGGTAGTTTATTTTCTAAAAAATCATAAAAAGATTTTTCTAGTATTATATTACAAGACCCGTCAGTGTTAGATGTTGTGTTTTGGTCTACAACTAAAACGCTGTTGTCTACAGAAACCTCTTTCAGTTTGCTGTTTTTTCTGTACATAACTTTAGCTGTGCTTTTACTTCTTTCAGTATGTACTTTAGAGAATTTATTTTTTAAACTTTCTTGTGTGTGTCCACCTCTGCCTTTTTGCCTTTTCATTACTCATTTTCTATAAAATCTACAACATGATAATTGTTATTTTTTATTTTTACTTGTAAACCTTGATTTCTTACTGTATCACCAACACCATTAAAATTCCATTCTGGTAAATATGCAGCTCCTAAATAATTTTTGCATATAATTAAATCTTCTAAAAAGGGCTCAAAAATTTCTTCTAAAGGCATTCCACCATATTTTAACGGAGGAGCCACTAAAGTCCATCCTTCACCAAAAACAGTTGTTCCACCATATTGGATTTGATTGTTAACAATTCTATGATGTCTTTTAGCTGTTACAGTTAGTATAATTTGCTCTGTAGTTTTAATTTGCATAGACTCATAATTGTGCCAATTACCAACGCCATTAAAATTATATTCAGGAAGAAATGCTGAACCTAAATAATCTTTTACAATAATTATTTTATTATCCTGTATTGGGCCTGCAAAAATATCATCTAAGGATATGCTATCATGTTCATTTATTAAATCATACCCTGATGGCGCTGCCTCACTTGAGTCTTTAATTTTAGTGTAGCCGCTAGTAGGGTGCCCATAAAACTTTATTCCAGTCATAGTAGGATTTATAACCTCATGTAAAGTTCCATCATCTTTTTCATATCTTATTTTGGTAACAGTACTTATGTCAAAATTAAAAGCAACGTATGACCAACCATTTACTATTATTATCTCAAAATCTTCTAGCTCTACTCCTGTAGGATCTACAGCTTGTAATTGAGGTATATTTACAAATGATTTATAAGTAGTCTGTTGTGTTTCAGGGTTACTAGTACCAATTTCAAACAACTCATCACCTTCTATGTCTGATAATTTTATGTCTGGCATTATTGTGCTAATAAAATATTTCCTGAAGAAATACCGTTTACAGTTAATACTTGTGTATTTAAAACTTTACCATCTATAGAGTTTACTTCAGAAATAACGTCAGCCCTTACTTTGTGCACTTTTTCGTAGACAAAATCTTCTCCGTGTTTTGTGTAATTCAAAACCAAATCAGCCCTATAAAAATCTATCTTACGAATTTTAGGTGTAAACCTTAATCTAAAATGAAACATTTCTCCAGGTTCTAAATCAAACTCAAAAGGTAATTTGTATGAGAAAGGAAAATTAATAATATTACCACCAACACCATTTAAATAATTATACTCTACGTTTCCAGGTTGTATTTCATAATAAGACGGATAGGGTATGTTATAATCTGTAGGTGTAAAAACATGATGCAAAGGAATAGATCCTACCTCACCAAAAATACCTTCAACGTTTGGGTTGTTTGTATATTGGTTTAGATTAGCAAATTCATTATTTTCACCGTGTTGCAGATACTCCCTATCAAAATGTATGATAAAGTTTTCATGGTTATTAACTTCTTGTGGGTTACTAATAACGTTTTTTATATAAAACTTTTTAATTGTATAGGTTGAATTACTACCATAATTTGCATCATCATTCTCAATAGCAAGATGCATAGAGTGGAAAAAATTCCAACCCCAAATACTTGTCTGACCTGAGTCTATAGTTGGATCAAAAACCATAACATTATCCTATAGATATGTTTGGTAAATTAACTACTTGTGGCGCTTCATCACCTTCAGTATCTGTTATTTCTATGTTACCAACAGACTGAACTTTACACCTTACAAGGTACCTGCCAACATGTAATTTTGTTTGATCATTGTACGCAAAACCTAAACTAAGATTATCTACAGCTCCAGAGTAATCAGTAGTAAAATCTTGACTTCCATCATTATTAGTTCTTACTTTCTTTCTGTTTTCGTAATTATCAATATAATAGCTATATGTTATAACAGCGTAATAATCTCCTTGATCTAATGCTGAATCTTGTTTTGGTGTAAGCTTAAAACTAACATTTATATGGTTTGACCTATTATCTGCTGCGTAGCATTGGTTATCGTCTAAGTTAACACCTTTTTGTATTGCTGGAATAAACATCTGTTTTGAGCCCTGAGGGTCATAGTAATAATGAGTTTGGTCACCATAATGACTTGTTGGATTAATGCTGTTGTTACCAGTTGAAGTGTGGTCGTTAGCAATTTGCAATTTATGTCTATGACCTACTTTATCTGCTTCTTGTATGTTTATACTTTCACCAACATTATGTATTCCAGAAGTTGCTTGATCAAAATATATATTATTTGTTCTACTTACTTTCCATTCTGGTATGTTAGAAGAGGTTGCATTATCACCATCTCCTACTACAGCTGGATGTACATTTATATTTGGGTGAGGGAGTAAAGTATACGCTCCATAACCATAATTTTTATCACCAACTAAATAACCATTACTTCTGTCGCCAACTGCAACACCAATACTAACTTGTTGTACATATACTGGGTGATCTCCAGTGTTATGAAAAAATAATCTACCTGCAGATCTGTAAACCTGATCAGTTGAATCGTATGTAGCATCTTCAATTTTAAAATAAAAATCTACTCCTGGGTTGTATTCTTTATGGTATGTAGTACTACTACTTTTTACATAAAGACTTTCAGGTGCGTGTTTTAACCTAAAACCATTAGCTCCAACATCACTATAAAGTGTAAAAACCTGAGATGCACTACTCTGATCCCAACAAGGCGGCTTGTATACCGCTAAACCTCCTGCTCCATACCACTCACCATTACCCTGTGTAATAATAGCACCTAAACTATCGTCACTATAAGCTCTGTCAGCTACATTAGATGATTTTGCTGTAGAGTTACCTTCTCTATACCACATATCATTAGTATTATCATAAAGCGCTTCTGTTGGTAAAGACACCTTGTTCGTGGAATTCCCAGTCAAAGCAATTTTATAATCAACAGCAGTACCATCTGTGTGTATTGTATCTGTTGATGATACTAAGATTAACTTTGAAGGTGTTGGGTGATAAGCAAGCCTGTATTTAATTAAGGGATCATAAATTGGACTACCAGCATTCCACGCGCCTAGTCCTTTACTGTATATCGTATTAAAATATTGATTTGCAACTTCTATTTCTAAGGCAAATATACCATACCTTAACTCTCCTTCCCCGCCTTCATGCATTGATTTTTTATTGACTGGGTTATTTCCTGCATTTCCATCAGCGAGATTGTATGCAGAGCCACCATATGGATTATACAAATCATCAGCGTCAATATTACTAAGTGCTACATTATACTTTAATGCAAGTATTTTACCGTCATTTGTTGTGTCATTAAAGTCCGTGTAAAGTACGTTATCAGCGCTTGTGTCAACACCAGTACCAAAAATACCATATGTATCAAAATCATTTGCTGAAGATTCATATTTACTTGGAGACATGCTACCCGTTATGCCCCTCCATGAAGAAAGAGCTATACCGTTTGTCCCAGCTGTAGAAAGATTAAATTCTGGCAACTTATATGCATCATTAGTTTCTGAGCCAAAATAATTATATCTTAAGCAAACACATAAACTAACTATGCTATGTCTGTACATACCCCCACTATTAGAGGCTAAATACCCAGGCTCATTAACAGTTAGATCTGGATCTTCTGTCATATTAAAAAAGCATGATGCAAAATCTGCTGTGTTAGTCTGATCATTAACGCTTTTTGCTGCGTTTTCGTGAAAAGTTATTTGATTTTGATGCATACTAAGAAGGTTGTAAAAACCTGATTTAACACCATAAATAAAATACTCATTATCAGTACCAGCAGCAGTTTGAGCTGGGTAATCTGTATTTATTATTTTACCTATTCTATGAAACGCTTTAAACTCAATATCAGACACAGAAACATGTTGATAATCACTGTAGTCTTGAGTTGTACTTTCTGTTGTGTTGTAGTGTGTAGATCTATAATTTATATGATTTCCAGTACCGTGAATCTCGCCAACTGGTAGGTAGGCCCAGTTTTTATATATAGTTTGCCCAATATTAGGAGTTGATGACAACTCATTAAACATTGCAGATTGACTCTGCGTGCTACTTGTTGCGCATTCACTTAGCAATCTTACAGAGTTAGCTTCATGAGTTGTGCTATTCATAAATCTATCTGAAATTCCAGTTCCTGCAAAAATTGGTTCATATTGAATGCCGTCTGTAGTAGAAGGACCCGACACATATAATCTAGACGTAAGCCCTTGAGCTCCAAATGTATGTTGATATGTGTAGTTTCCTGGACTAGAACTAAGATCTCCTAATTCAATTGTTTTATTTGTTGTACTTGGAACGTAGCCTACAGGGTAGTACCCTAAGTTAATTGTGTTCCCATCAGAAAGTGTTTCTGCAGACGCAGAAAAACTATCGGCTGAAGATCCGTTATCATTTGCAGTCCCTATTCTACCTTGATAAGATAAAATATTAACTGAATTTCCATTAAATTCTATTATTTTTGTTTCAGCACTATTGCTTATTGTAATCTGAGGAGTAATGTCGTTTTCGTTAAATTGTGATGTTGGTCTAAACCTAACTACAAAACTACAATAGCTATTTATAGGTATTACATTACCTGCAATTGTGTCTGTGTGATATATTGGTCGACAATTCCCAGATCCTGATGCGTTTAATTCAGATGCATGATCATTGTCTGCATAATTACTATTATCATCTGTATCGCTTATTGTAGAACCTATACCCAAAAATCCTATAGCACCAGAAGCACATGCTGAGGCTTGCGCGTTTGTTGCGCTATTTGTAGCTGCTGCAGTTGATTTAATTTTATTATCACCATCTGGGCCTAAATGAGGCACAAAAGAAGTTCCTGTTCCGTCTTCAGAGTAATTTAAATAAAAACCATTATTATTAAAATCAGCGTTTCCAGTAATACTATATATGGTTAAATCAGCATTAGATGTAGTAGCTGTATTTTTTAAAGTAAAAACCATGTATGCAGTTTGCTGACCTGCGGTACCTGAAGCTTCTGGATCTTCAAAAACATAAATATCAAAATCATTATCTGTGTATGTATCAAAATCAAATTTACTACTTCCGTTACTAGTGCTTGAATTTCCTGAAAGTTTAGGATAAAATGTTGCCATGTTAATTTATTTTTATGTATGTGCTATCTGGTTCAAACCAAATTCTTTTTTTTGAATCTTTATTAGGCAAACAGTAACCAAGAGATCTAACCCAGTTTTCTGATTCACCTGTTGGTGTTATGTCTAATATGTGGTTTTCATTTAAATACAAGGCTCTACCTGCAGTCCATTGAGATATATTTTCGTTATCTAAATCAAAAAAACCTTTATGCATTAAAATTAAAGTATTATCTATGTGGCTTATAAATATAAACAAAGTATTAAAAGCTCCATAGTCTACATTGTTTACAAAAGCTTTTTTACATTTTGCGCCCCAGTCATTAGCGTTTTCGCTTAAATCAGACTCTAAATAAACAACGTCTCCAAATTTTAACGATGCATCCCATCCATCTCCACCCCAAGCATATGCTATTCCTGGATCTACGAAATCATCAAATTGATATGTAAAAGAATCTAACTGATCTTGAAAAGGGCTTTCTACTAAGGTTCCTAATGTAATGTTAAGTTGCGAACCAACATTTATAACGCTAACACTGTTGTCTGCGTATGTATTAGAACTAACAACGTTTACATGGTGTCCTATTACACTAACTGAATTAGATGGTTCAGCTAAAACGAAAGGCGTAGTTTTGTGGGATGGATTAAAAACTAGTCCATCTGGATAAGTAGATATATTTATATCTTCTTTTGCGTGAGTTATATTTACATTTATTTCATGCGCCATTACACCTGAGTTATGTCTGCACTCAATATAAATTTACCATACAACCAAGTTGTGTATTCTGCATAATCATCATTACCGCTAGTCCCAGTTGTTTGCTTTCTTATTTGTAAATCGTATTTATATTCTCCTGACTGAAAACCCATATGCGCATGTGGTATTTGTATTTTAGCTTGTGTTCCCGATCCAGTTTGAGACGCTAAATCAATTCCTTGATTAGTGCTTCCACCGCTATAGTGGCTTTCTGAACTGCTATTGCCAACAACATCATCTGGGTGTGTGTCGCTACCGTTAGTAGGAATTATATCTTTCCAATAATAACTATACACACTTAAAACTCTTTCTCCAGTAGAATTTATAATTGTCATTTTTCCTTGATAATCTGGAAGACCACCACCACGAGTTGAATCATTTAAATCCATAACACCGTTAGCGTCTTGAATTTCAAGATTTATATGAAATGAATCATTTCTTCTTGCGGTAATATTTACTTCTTTCGCTATGTCAGCTTTAAGTGTATCAGCCATTTTATTATTTTTTACAAATATACATTTATTTTTCTAAACCTTCTACTGCGGTTTCGCTAGTATCAAGCACTTGTGACGCTGTCCAGCTTACCCCCGCAAGGCCTCCTTTAAATCTGCTTTTATCCATGGTTGCAATACCAACAGCCATTGTAGCTCCTGACTCCACAAGACTCCAAGACGCAGGCTCTGCCATATATTTTAATCTTCTAGGGTCTGTTAAGAACATTATATCGTCTACAGTGTCGTCTGCAAACATTGCTAATCCTCTTAAATCTTCATCGTCAGAATCTCCAAACAACATTGATATAGCAGTTAATGCACTTACAACTTGCATACCTCTAAAGAATGTTCTAACAGCTTCCTGTTTATGCTCAGGTAGCTTTTTAAATTTCTTTCTAAAGTCAGACATTTTTTCTTCTCCAGAAATAATACCTCTAGCAAAGTCAGCACCAAATGCAAATGCAGTAGCATTACTACCTGCTCTCATTTGACCAAATCTGTCAACAGTTTCTTTTTGGAATCTTTCTGACACAGCAGTAGGAACCCATTTCTTAAATTGCATTATTGCTTTACCCCAAGAGTAAGTAGCAATACCAATCTGATCAGCTTTAGAGTAACCATAACCTTGCTGTCTTGTTACGTTATCTAAATACAAGTCTACCTTGTCTTTCATGTCTGCAGGTATTTCACCTTCTTCACTTATCCTATTCCATTCAGCATCCGTAAATTGACCTACAAAACCAGCGCCCTGTATATAATGTTCTGAACCTATATACGGTGACATCATTATAGAATCAAATCCACTACTATCATTTCCTTGTATTAAATCATAAGCAAACTTTTCAGGATCCATTTGCTTTTTAATTAAAGCCCATGCTTTTTTACGTTGACCCCAGTATCTAGATTCTCCAGTAATAAACTTTTTACCACCTTTAGATCTAAATTCATTATACTTACCAACCATAAGGTTTCCTACACCACCACTAAATCCTAAAGACAAATACCTTATACGAGTAAGCTTTACTAGCTTGTGTATAGCGTTGTCTGCCAATCTACCTAAGCCTGTTTGACTATCTTGGAAAGTATAGAACCCACGCTTCCAAACATTTTCTAAATATGTTACAGCGTTTTTATTACCTTTAGTTTTATTGTATGCAATAACACCATCAAGTAAAGGAGTCATAGATTTAAAACCTTTAAAGTTTTCATTACCATAAGTAAACAATGTTGTGTTTACATATTGTGATAATGCTCTACCTAAATCTTGTGAGCCAAACATTGCAGAAGAAACACCTCTTGATCTTGTAAATCTTGACATAAGGTTTGTACCCATCATTCCGTGTATTTCTTGTTCTGTTCTAGAAATAGGTTTACCGTCTTCGTGTTTACCAGACTTAGCAAGCTTTTCTGCACGTTTTCTAATTATATCTAAACTAGCTACAGCTTTAAATTGATTAGACTTACTTTCTGTTTTTACACCTTTTTTTGTGTAGTATAAATATTTCCACTCATGAAACGGTAACACTTCTGACTTACCAGTAATAGGGTTAACACCTTTAACTCTAACAGCATCTATATCACCTGTGCCTTGCAGCATATAATCATACAAACCAAACAAACCTCTTTGTTTCATAGATCCAACTAAGCCTGTTTTCATGTGTGGTATATATCCTTCTTTATATCTTTCACCTAAAGCAGATTTTGTAATCTTACCATACTTAGCTGTTGTGTTTTTAAAAAACTCATAAAACTCTCTTTCAGCTTTACTAGGATTTGTTTTTGCAAAATCTCTTGGTGATTTAAGTTTAAGCTCTTGTACTTCTTTACCATTAATAAGCGTAGTAACTTTATCGTACATATTACCATAAACTTGACTGTTTTGAGTTTCGTTTAACCCACCAGTAAACCATTTTGTAAAATTCCAAACTTTACCTGCCATAGGTAATCCATCTGCAAGCCTATCTCTAATAAGATTTTTAGTAAGACGATCAAGTTCTTTTTGGAATTTAATATTTTCATCCATAAAGTTGTCGTATTCTTTTTCCATCTCACGAACAAGCTTTTGAATTTCTGGTCTGTTACCAGCAATGTTGTTAGAACCAAACCAAGCATGCAACCAAGATATGTCACCCTTGTCCGTCCATTCTATACCGTTACGAGCTGCTTTCTGAGCTTCTCCTGCACGTTTAGCTAATTCTATTACAACAGCTTGGTGAACTCCAGATATTGCACTAGGATCAAGCTTTTGAAATAGCAATGCGTAATCAGTTAATCTTCCTTCTGAGATGTTTGATAACTTCCCAGTTTGAACGATGTTCTGGTCGAACTCCTGGGCTAAATTAAAATTTGCTTGATACTGCCTATAGAGTTTTTCTAAAGAATCTTTGAGTGACTCGTTCCTGTTTACTTCTTGGACGGTATAACCTTTATCAGATATATACTCATTAAAATTAAACATTTCATATTCACCACCATAGCCCTGATCTATACTAGACTTTGAGCTATCCATTCTTTTCTTTAGTAATTTTTCAGAAGGGCTTTTAGCTATAAGGGCAGATTTAAATGCTTGTCTGTCTTGCGCCTGTCTTTCAGCGTTTTTTATATTACTAACATTCTTAGGGGCACCTTTTCTAGTTTTAGAAACAAGAACATACTTACCGTGCTTCTTAGATGTTTGCTCCCACTTCTTAGAGTCAAACTTATTTGTAGGAGCTGGTTGCCATTTATAAATAGCATGCTCATTTCCGTTTATAGTTTTAACATAGTGCTCTTTGTTAGCTCTTAGCGCTTGTTTCTGTATGTCAGTTTTTGCTTTTAACAAATTTAATTGTGCAGCACCAAACTCACCAGTAACAAAATTTGTTACGTTACTTAAAACTTGTGGATTGTTTTTAATTATTTGCTCACCAAAAATTTCTTTCTCAGATATAGCTCCAGGTATTCTAGATAAAACTTGCTGATGCTTTTTGTCTATAGATGCACTTATAGATCTTAGTGTAGGGTTGTCAAACAATAAAGAAACAGATGAGTTTTTAAGACCACCAGAATTAAGAACAAAGTCTGCAGCAATTAACATATCTTGAATATCCTTGTCTAGTTTTGCAAAATCATTTTTAATTGCTTCAATTTCAAAATCTCTTGTATGTTCATTTATATAATCTCTATCTAAACTAATACTCCAACTAGATGGCGCACCTTGGAATCCTTGATGCTCTCTAATTCTGATAGCATTCATAAACTCATTATTCTCATCAGACGCTATTATATTTTTTTGTTCACGGCTAAGTTTTTCCATTAAAACTGTTGTAGTTATGCTACCATCTTTTGCTGTAGCATGTTTACCAACAGAGTTTGAAACTCTATCAGCAAAACTTAGAACAAAATTAAACATATAATCTTCTACTAATTCAGATTGTTTTCCGTTATATGTATTAAACAATTTATCCCCGCCAACCATTGACTTAATAAAGTCAAAAGTTTGTAAGGCATGATCTGTACCAGTAATTTGATTTTTCTTATATAACTCTAATGTTTTATTTAATCTATTGTTAAAAGATTTAAACACAGGATTGTTAGCAAGATTATTTAATGCTGTCTTTCCATTGATAGCAGAATTATTTTCCATAACCTTTTTTACTTCTGCCACCATTTCTGCTGCTTCTTGAGCATTAGAAGGTACAGTTTTGTGTTGGCCAAGTAAACTATTTACAGTGTAAACATCTTGTCCTACCGCTTCTAGTCTATGTAATAATTCTATAATTGATCTTTCAGTTGCTTTATCAGAATTAGAGAGCATCAAGGATTCCAAGGTGCGCCATCTAGTTGGAGTATTAGTTTAGA